ACGGGTTTAAATTTTGGAAGATATAAGCAAAAAAGAGCTATTGGTGGAGGTCATTATTACAGACAAACTGTAGAATACACTTATTTAGCTAGAGATCCATTTAAAGTTCTACCAGAAAAACAATTAATAAGAGTTGGTGACAATGCTCCGGTAAGAGCAAAAGCTCAAGAAGTTGTAGGTAGTAGACTTGTTTATGGAAATATAACTTTAGGTTATGATTTACCTAGAGATGAAGATAATAAAAAAGGAATTAAGTTTTTTGTAACAAGTGGTCCTAAAAGTGAAAACGAGCAAAATTATACAGCTGACTCTATTGGTCATTATTTTCACAACCACGAGCAGTATAAATTTCACAATATAAAACAAAGAAGAACTTATCAAGTAGGTATAGTTTTAGTCGATAGATACGGTAGAACTTCACCAGTAATACCTTCTACATACAAAACGGATAACCTAGGTGACACACATACAGTTGATGCAGTTACAGATGATTTAAAAAATGGTTTTACTGATAACAATGGTAATACTCATTACAGTTGGAGTGACACTGGTATTGCTTATGGTCAAGCTTTATCAGTAGAGTTTCCAGACTCTAGAATAGTAGAAAGTAAAAAAACTTTTGATAGAACTGGAAAACCAAATGGTTGGTATTCTTGGAGAATAGTTGTAAAGCAAGTTGAACAAGATTACTACAATGTTTACGCGCAACACCCTATGAATAATTGGACTGTTGAAGATGCTACAACAACTTCTTTTACTGGTTATAGAGATCAACACATAAAAGGTAAGTTTAGCACTGACCCAGGAAGTAAAAGTTGGTTTACATTATCAAATGACAATATTAATAAAGTTCCTAGATCTATTAAAAACTTTAACGATGATGGTAGAGACTTTGGTGAAACAGATGGTTTTGGTAGATTAATTACAAGTTCAAATGAAGGTCTTACTGGTTCTGAAGTTAAGTTATATCCTAAGGTAGTACAAGTTACTACTGCTATTGGTTCAAATCATTTTGATTCTAGGATGGGTAGTGATGATCAAGACTATGTAGAAGTTCTTAGTATTGGTTCGGCTATAGATCAAGGTTTGTCTAGTTTGTCAAATTCCAAAAGAGATGATGGAGCTGGAAATGTTCAAGACTCTTTCTACGAAGATAGACCTAGGCCTTATAGTTTTTTAGCGGATAACCATAAAAATCCTTTAGTAGCTGAAATACCAAACTTGTATTTAGAACCAGTTGCTGTGCAAGGTGAGTTTGCTGTAGATGGTAGTGATGTTATGAGAACAGCTAATAACAACCTTGCTAACATGCCTTTCGGTTATCCAAAAGGTAAAGACAAAGGACTAACTGTTTTTGAAACAAAACCTTTTGAGTCAGAAATAGATATATACTATGAAACATCTAGCTGTGGTTTAGTTAGAGATTTAAACGAACACTGTGACTTTGCAAATGCAGGACCTACAAACATACAAATAACACCTACTTTTAAAGAAACAAGTTTTACAGCTGGTTTAGCAGCTAATATATTAGAAGAAGCTAAGTTTTCATCTACAGCTGGTCAAAATCATGCGCAAATCGGTGCTTTAACAGCTACACCTGACGATCCGAACAGTCAAGGTATAACAATAACAAATTTTGAAATACTTGCTTGTAGTAATGGTTTTAACGATGGTAATGATTTAGGTAAGTTTTCTATAGCTTTTGAAGATGATAAATCTTTTATTAAAATATCTACTAGACAAGCAACTCAAACAGATGCTCATAACTTTAACTTGTCAACAGGTGGTACTGTACTTAGATTAGATTATAAAAATATTAGAAACTTTACAGCAACTTCAACTAACTTTATTGATGCTGCAGGAAATTTACCATCAGCTTTTGATACAGATGGTTTTTATAGAGTTATTCATTATCTTGGCCAACATAGTAGTGCTAACAACAATGAAATGATAAGACAGTGTATTGTTGTTCAAGTTGTAAATAATCAGGTAACAAACTTTTTTGGTTCTAACTTAAATAACGTGCCTACTAACATAAATCAACAGTTTATGTTAAAAACAAATGATTTATTTGCTTTTCAAAACAACAACTCAAGAGACGTGTTTACTCTAACGTTAAGAGCTATACAAAGTAATCAAGTAACTGGTAATGAAAATATAACAGTTACTATAAAAAATTCAAAACCAACAGCAAACCCTCATGCTAGTATATTAATACCTAGCACTACAACAGCAGGTCCTGCTGGTGGTAAAAACTTAGCAACACTAACAGCTGTTAATGGCTCTGCAGATCCGCTTAATAACACTTTTGGACTAACAAGCACTATAGGCGGAACAAATGCTAGTTCTTTTGAGCTAAACCAAAACGGTTTTGCACCAGGTAACTTTATTTTAGGCGCTAGTAGTACTTTTAATTTTACTGCTTTGTTTGGTACTCCTAATAACGGTGTTTACCCTAATTCACCTTCAATAGCATGGCAAGTAGAAGACAACGGTGGTTTAAACTCACTTTTAGATGGCGCTATAGCAACAAGTATAAGTTTTATAGGCGTTCAAGTTATAAACATACAAGGTTATCATGATTCAATAAGTGGATCTAACGCTTGTACAGGAGTTCAAACACAAACTTTAACTAGTTACGCTGTTACAAAAGGAACTGCTACTCAAATGTACACATCAGCGAGTGGTTTACAAATAGGCAACAAAGTTTACACTAATAATAATTTAACACAAACTCCTGGCGCTGGTTTTATAGCGATAGCGGTTGGAACAGGTCATAAGTCATATCCAATAAATGCTTCAGGAGCAATAACAGGCGCGGGAACTACGTGCGTAATAGTATAAATATGGGAGCAATATTAGAAATATCTTACTTTAACTCTATAGTTTTATCAGGTGGTAGAGAACAAACAAATAGTGGTCCTGCAGAGGCAACTGGCGTGTACCATGTAGAAGAGTCTAGAATAAAGGGTGAGTTTAACGGCAGACAAATGGATTATGGTGTTAAAGCGCATATTACAGATGAAGAATATGGTTCAAAGGTTAGAGAAAACGCTATGACATACTCTGGTATATTTAACTCTAAAACAAGTGTTAATGAATTAAATCAGTTTCCTAGTGGTGAAGAAATAACTAGAGCGGTAGATATTGCAGAAGGTAGTATACAAAAACTACACGCTGAAGATACTAATTTAAATATATTTCAAGAAAACAAAGTAAATAGAGCTTTAATTGATAAAGACGCTATATTTACAGCTGAAGGACAACCCTTAACAGCATCAGGAAAAATTGTTATAGGTCAAATAACTCCTTATTCTGGTGAATATGGTATAGGTACTAATCCTGAAAGCTTTGCTGTTTATGGTAACAGAAAATACTTTGCAGATAAAAGAAGAGGAGCTATATTAAGATTATCAAGAGACGGCTTAACACCTATATCAGACGCTGGTATGAAAGACTGGTTTAAAGATAACCTAAAAGTATGTGATACTATATATGGGGCTTATGACGAGCAAAAAGGCACTTATTGTATAACTCTTCAAACCGACGACGTTCAAAATAGACCTATAAAAAACGGTATGGTTTCAGTTAATCCGCTTGGAACAGATATTGACATAAAAGACTATGCTACACTTTGTTACTCTGAAAGAGTAAAAGGTTGGACTTCTTTTTACACTTACAACGTTAGACATGGTTTAAGTATGAATAATGATTTTTATACATTTAACGGTCTTGATTTGTGGCTGCAGCATAGCGAAGATGTTGCTAGAGGTAGTTTTTACAATGTATTATACCCATCTGATGTTGATTTTGTATTTAACGACAAACCTCAAATAGTTAAAACATTTTTAACTATAAACTATGAGGGCACTACTGGTTGGTCTATGAAAACTTTTGAAACAGGTGGAAACACTATAAGTGGTTATAACACATACAATGATATGAATACTTGTTTTGAAATCCCAAGTGAAGGAACACAACTATCAGGTCAAACAATAGGTTTTGTTAAAAAAGAAGGTTTTTATTTTAGTGAATTAAAAAATAAAGCTTTAGACTTTTTTCAAGACAACTCACACTTCAACACAACAGGTGTTAAAGGTTATTTTGCTGATATTAAAATGAGGTATTATAATACATCAGAAACATCGTCAACAAATAAAGCAGAATTATTTTCTGTGAACAGTGAAGTAATAGTTTAATTATATGGAATTACAAAAAAAAGTTGATTACAGAAATGCTGTAACACAACTAGAAGAAAAATTTAAAAAAATAGAAGGTGCTTTAGTAGGCGAAGAAATGAATAAACATAACCCTTTAAAGCATACTTTTTGTGAAGGATATTACGTAAGAGAAATAAGTGCTGGTGCTAATCAGTTTTTAATTTCAAAAATACATAAGTTTGATCACCCTTATTTTTTAATGAAGGGCGAATGTTCTGTTTTAACAGAAGAAGGACCAATAAGGATAAAAGCTCCTTATTATGGTATAACAAAAGCAGGGACAAAAAGAGTAGTATATGTTAACTCTGATATGATATGGGTTACAGTGCATGCTACTGAGAACACTGATCTAGACACAATAGAAGAAGAAATTATAGCAAAAGATTTTAACGACCCTGCTATAGATATAAAAATTTTAAAACAATTAAAAAACAAATAATATGAGTTTTGCAGCGGTAGCAGTAGGAGTAGCGAGTATAGCGTCATCAGCAATAAGCGCACACTCTGCAAATAAACAATCTAAAAGAGCTGGTAAAAGAGCTGATAGGCTTGAGGACAAGCTAGAAACATTAGAGGCAAATAGACAAGAGATTATAAACCCTTTTGCGGGTATGAGAAATTTATCTGACATGGTAAGTAACCCATTTGCTAACTTACAAGTAGCAACAGAAGCAGCTGAGTTTCAAGCTGAAGAAGCTGATATAGCTTTAGCAAATATGGCAGACACATTACGAGCAACTGGTCAAGGCGCAGGTGGTGCTACCGCTTTAGCTCAAGCTGCATTAAGAAGTAAAAGAGGCATATCTGCAGATATAGCAAAACAAGAGGCTTCAAATGAAATGGCTAGAGCACAAGGTGAAGCTAATGCTCAAACTATGAGGTTTAACGAAGCTAGACGTATGCAAGCTATGAGCGCGCAAGGTAAACAATACATGTTTGAAACTCAAGAAAACAGAGATATTGCAATGTTAGATAGATTAGCTGGTATGGCTACTGGTGAGAGATCTAATCAAAACGCTGCACAAGCACAAAAAACACAAATACTAGGTAGTATGCTACCAAATGCTGTTAGTGCTTTTGCTACTACAAACTCTGCATTAAACAGTTAATAAATAAAATAATATGGCAACAAAAGGAGGAATACCAAGAGTAGGTGTAGAAACATACAACACAAATATAAAAGCTCCTGGAATAAATAAAGGTACTGGAGCATACGCTAGAGGTGATGTAGCTAAAATAGCTGATTACTCTAAAGTAAATGAGTCTATACAAAAATCTATATCACAAGCTGGTGAAGACTTGGGTAATTTTATGGCTGAAGAAAGAGAAAGAACTTCTCTTGATCCAGAAATAGCTGCAGAACTTGGTTTAGACCCTGAAGGTACATATAATAGAGGTGATTTTATAGCTTCTAAAATGACTGATGGTATGAGTCGTAAAGAAGCTAGACAAGCTTGGAGAAAAGCTAAAAAAGGTTCAGAGCCAGTTGATGTTGACGATGCCAGTGTTGAAGAGAAAAAAGGTATTGTACAAGAAGTTGCTGATGATATAGGTGAAAAATCTGATAACTCATATTCACAAGCCGCTGAAGATATACTAGGTGGTAAAAACTTTAATCAGTTAAACAGAAGACAAAAAGTCTTAGCTAAAAAACAATTAGCAAAATTAGCAGCATCTAAAGAAAATATATCTACACTTATGTCTGAGTGGGCTGGAGCTGATCCTGATGATATTGATTTTGATCGATATAAATCTCACCCAGGAGTTTCTAATTTTATGCAGTATATATTAAGTGGTGATGGAACTAAAGATGGTAAACAAGTTCCTTACACATTTAGTAACAAAAACGGTGGTACTATATTGTATGGTGATGGAAAAGAACTTAAAATGTCTGATTTAGAAGCTGGTAAACACATATACGCTACAGCTGATAATAAAGAAATGAAAGCTGCAGTTGCTGAAACAACTAAAAACAATGTTGCGAGTTTGTTAAAAGCTGAAGATAAAGTTATTAGGTTATTAAACGATCAGAACACCAAGCCAGAAGATCCAGCTTACTCTTATAATAGAGAAACAGCGATAAATGATTTTATAACAGCTGAGTTTACTGAAGGTATGTATAAAGAAGTATGGAACGCTGAAATGAGAAATCGTTTTGAAAACGGTAGATATGTAAGTTATGATCCAGAAAAACATAAACAGCTTGTTAAGGATTATTTATACGAGCAGTATAATAATAAAATGGGTGAACAAAGTCCTTTGTTGGTAACTGACAAAGAAAATATTGAAACTCGTGAGGTTGACGCTGTTAAAGGTGGTAAAGTTAGAGTACAAAGTAGAACCGGTGGTTATAAAGATGTAGACGCTGCTTTATATAATAGAGTAAAAACTAAAATCATGCCTGTTTTTGCTGAAATGACTAAAGACCCGCAAGGTATAGTTTATACTGCTGGAGATGAAAATAACCCTATGCCTGATTTTGATGGAACTTTTGATGATATAAGAAATGGCACAAAACCTACTTCAAAAGCATTAGATAATGCTATGGAGAAATATGTAGGTCAAGATTATTTGAGACCTAGATTTGCTGTTAATTTTAAATCTTCACTAAATAATGTTATAGATAAATTCAATAAAGGAGAAACTTTAAGTAAAAATGAAGAAGAAGTTATTAAAGCTTATAAGGCTCATATAGGAGCTTTTGATGAAAAAATGGATTTAACTTCTTTGTTTGACAAGCAAACAGGTGTTAAAGACCCTGTATTTGATAGAGTTAATAAAATAGTTACTTTAGATATAAAAGATGGTAAAGAAACAGAAGAGTTTGAATACGATTTAAAAATCCCAGCTGAACTTGAAGAGTTTCAGTCTTTAATTATAGAAAGAGCTGGAGATGATATGACTGATGCAACCTTTATAATGGATCAATTATTTGGAAACTTTAAATATACCGAATATAAAGCACCTCCACCTGTTTTCAAAAAAGCTACAACTGAAGAAGACGAACAAGGAACAACTGAATAAAATATTATATACATGTACGAATTAAACGGCACTACATATTCGCTAGAAGAAATAGAAAAAGCCGCTGAGCAAAGTGGTATGACTTTACAAGAGTACATTGCTGCTAGCGGTATGGGTTTTAGTGAAGAAGGTAAAAAACAAAGAGATAAAATTAAAATTGATGACTTTGATGCTGGAGCTGAGTTAAGCACTGCGGGTAGTAAGTTTTGGGCTACTATGAATGATGTAGGTGCTAATTTATCTGAGTTCCCTGCTTTTATGAATAGGCTTAAGTTTTCAATAACTAGAGG